TGGTGGACTCTAACCCCTCAAATCCGAACCCATTATCAGAAGAAGAGGGTATTCGGAAAGTCTTGTTTTTACAGGAGGTTAGATTATATGCGGTGGTAATACGGAAGCCGTCAGGCTCGTCCCAGACCGTTACAGAGTTCACCATGAGGTCAATGATAATCCGCTTGAAATTCTCGTCCTCAATGTTGCCGTCCTTGAATTTGGTAAGCCAATAGACAATCTGATCTCTGTCGATTTTACAGACATACTTTTCTTCTTCGGCTATCAACCGGAGAAGATTTTTCTTTTCCTTTTCCAGTTCCACCAGACGGCTCATGAGAGCGTCAGAGGCAATGCCTTTCTCTACGGCCTTTGTGATATTGGCAATGCCGCTCTCGGTTTCCTTCATCCTTTCAGACAATTCAGGAATTCGGGTGTTCTCTCGCAAGTCTTTCTCTGTCTGGGAGATCGCCATGTCAGCCATTTCCTGAATAGCGTCATCGGTCAGCAGTTCCATAGCGTCTTGAGCCACGATCTGTTCAATCCACTCTTTCCTGAGAGGTTTCTTATCGCAAGAGTGCTGACGCTTCCGGGTGTAACAGGCGTAGTAGTTGTGTACGGCTCCGGTCTTACTGGTGCCGCTTTCCCCGTTCATAGAGCCTCCACAATGGCCGCAGAACAGTTTTCCGGCTAAGAGGTAATCTACCTTAGCCTTGCCCCTTGCCGGGGCTTCTGCGTTCGCTGATAGCCGTTTTTGGACGGTTTCAAACAAATCCTTGTCGATAATGGGTGGAACGCCCCCTTCCTTCTCAAAATCTTTGTAGCGGTAGACTCCGATATACCTTCTGTTGCGAAACATAGACTTAAAACTGTTCCGGTTGAATTCAGCTCCCTTGGCTGTCCGGTAGCCTTTGGCATTGAACATACGGCAAATATCGGCTACGGTTTCTCCATTGGCATAGAGTTCAAAAGCCTCTTGGACGATATGGGCGGTATTAGGATTGATGACCAGTTTGTGATCTTCAATCTTGTAACCGAGGGGAACATGACCACCGATACTATGACATTTCAAAGCGGACTCCCTCATGCCTCGGGTGATCTTCTGCGAAAGGTCAGCGGAGTAGTATTCGGCAATACCCTCTAAGACGGCCTCCAAGATGATACCTTCCGGGTTCTTAGAGATACCTTCGGTAGCGGACTCAACCTTGACTCCGCTCTTCCTGAGCCTCATTTTGAAAACCGCACTGTCTTCTCGGTTTCTGGCAAAGCGGTCAAGTTTCCAGACGATGACCAGTTTCCAAGTCTGGTGTACGCTGGCCGTAATCATCTCTTGGAAGTGGATTCGCTTCTCTACATCTTTCCGAGCCGTGGTAGCACGGTCAACATAGATGGCTACAATGCGGTAGTTCTTCCGCTTACAGTAGGCTATACAATCCCGCAGCTGTCCTTCAATGGACTGTTCCTTTTGACGCTCTGAACTGAACCGAAGGTAAAGACATACATCAGTTTCACCATGAAACAGGGTAAAGGGGTCTTCCTTGAATTGGTCGATCTCTTCCTCCGTCAACATAGACAAGTCGATAGGGAACTTGAACTTCTTCATAGGGTCTTTCTCCATTCATTTAGGTCGATGACCTTAGCCGATAGCAGACTCTTCCGTAGAGTCTGTTTTTTCTTTTTCCGTCATCATAATATGAACAACTTGGAATTGCACAGACGGTTTACAAGAGCGGAATAAATTAACCAATTCTACTTCTTGTTCATTTAAGGAAGGTTGAGAAAACAAGCGATCTTTGAGAGTTACTTTTTCAGATAATCCGAGTAGATAATCAATAGTTACACCAAAGTAAGATGAAAGCGTTATTAGATTTTCTGCACTCGGTAAGGTTCCGTTTTTCCATTTCGTCAATGTCCCAGAAGAAACCTTAATTTCAGAGATTATTTGATTTGGTTTTACACCTTTCAGAGAACATTCCTCGGAAAATCTCTCCCAAAACATAGTTACCTCCAAAAATTTTAATAAAGTGAGATTTTCCTATTGACAATCTTACTATGGTGAGATATACTCATAACAACAACGAAAGTTATAAAACAGGCAACAGTAATCCGAGGGGTCAAATTTCTCTCTTTGAAAAGAAATTCGGCTCCTGTGTCATAAGGAAATCTCTAATGCTTATTGTTCTGTGGCAAGTCCAGTATAGCATAAGAGAATTTCGGTGGCAAGGATTATTTATAACTTTAGTTGTAAATTGAATGAAGGGAGGTAACACGATGGGAGTAACCCCCACCCCTCGCCCCTATTGGACACCTGACGCACCTGTGGTACGGCTGAGTGAGCCTGAGCGTACCAGCATTGCAGAGCAGATCAGAACCCTTGTAGAAGGTTTCAGTCTGACCTATACCTGGCTCATTCGGCAGCTGTCCGATGAAGGACTGATGACCGACAAGTTTGAAATGTCGGCAACACTGGCCGGTGTCCGTACTGGTAGCAAGGCGGACGAAATTCTTCGCCGTTCCCTTTCTATCCTGCGAGAGTATCAGGAGCGCATGGGGCCGTGTAAGGAGCCATGAGTGTGTTTGTGCCAGAGGTACAAGCTCAGGCCAGAGCCGCAAGCCTGTTGCTGGTTCAGAGAGTCCGGGAGTATTTCACCGATGAAGGACACCGGAAAGAGTTTGAGGACTGGTACAGACAGAGAACCGGCAAAGAGTACACATGGAGGAAGGTAACAGAATGAGAAGGTTTTTCGGAGTCTTAGCGTTTCTCTCGTTCTTCTGGCTCTATGGAACAATCGGAGCTGTGGAACAGGATATGTTATCCCTCGGCACCGGGACAATTCACATGATCTTAGCCTTGGCCTGTTTCTATGTGTTCTGCAAACTGGCCGGAGCCTTTTACCCCACGCAGAAAAAGAAAAGCCGCTCCCGGTGTAGCAGACCGGAGAACGGCAAGCGTAAATGCTCACTCTAATTATAGCACGATGTTTGAAAATTGAAAAGGAGATTTTCACATGAATAAGAATGTATTTTCCCAGCTTGCAGCTGAGTTTGACCGCATGGAGCGGACGATCAATTATCAAAAAGAAGTCATTGCCTCTATGCAGAAGCCTCCTGTTTGTCCCTGTTGCAAGGTTCCCGCCGATGGCCGGATTTACGGTATTCCTGATCTTCCGAAGATGAAACTGGACGATTGCTCTTGGGCTGAGATTGATATGTACGGCAAGAGCGGAATGGCCGATAAGGTGTTCGCTTTAGGTGATACCAAGACGGTACAGCTGAAAGACGGCACCACCATTCATGTCCGTATCATCGGTTTCAATCACGATAAGAACAAGAACAACATCGTTCTCCCGATCAGCTTTGAAACGGTGGAAACCCTCAATGATGATTTTCAGATGAACCCGGAATACACGAACAAGGGTGGTTGGCAGAATTCTCAACTCCGCAAGATGTTGAACAATTCCATCATCGAACTGCTTCCTGACGATTTACTCAGTGTCATCAAACCTTGCTTGAAGGAAACCTGTCTGGGCGGTGGTAGTCAGAAGATCGGGATGACCTCTGATCCTCTATTTATCCTCTCCGAGCAGGAGATTTTTGGCCGGAAGATTTACTCTATCGGCGGAGAAGGCAAGTGGTATGACTGGTATCGTCAGGAGAATACCGAATACGGGAAGTGCAAGCAGAACGGTGAGCGGGATTGGCGGTGGGAGCGTTCGCCTGGTAGCGACAGCACCAGCTATTTCTGCTATGTGAGCTACTCGGGTAACGCCAACAGTTACTACGCCAGCTACTCGGGTGGCGTGTCCTTCGGCTTCTGCGTTTAATCCAAAATCCCGTATCATCCCGCCCCGGAAGGGGCGGTGAGAAAGGAGAAGATATGCAATACTCAAGGGTTATTACGCTGATAGACGGAAAGAACGAAACCCTGTTCTCTGTTGACGATCTCGAATACCTGATTGACAAGTATATGGGCTTTGACGCTCTAAAGTATTTCAGAGCCTTGCGGGAGGAACAGGCCGAACGAGAAAACAATCTGGCAAGGTCTATTACAGACCTGAAAGCCAAGGTTCACGACCTGACGGTACACATTGCGGAAATGGAGAGTGATTTTCATGACCAATGATAACCGCAAGGTAGGCACTTCCTTCGAGCAGACACTATGCCGTAGGCTTTCGGATTTTGGCTTCTGGGCGCACAACCTCGCTCAGAACAAGCAGGGTCAGCCTTTCGATGTGATCGCAGCTCGACACGGTAACACCTATCCTATTGACTGTAAGGTGTGCGAGAAAAACATTTTCCGTCTTGATCGGATTGAAGAAAATCAGTATTCCGCTATGAGGTTGTGGAGGCAGACCGGAAATGGTGAAGGGTGGTTCGCCCTTCTTCTGACAAACGGAGAAATCTGGTTCCTATCTCTGGCAGACATGGAGAGTTTCATGCTGAACCGAAAATCTATCTATCTCCCGAATATTCGTCAGTATGGACTTCCGCTGGAAGCGTGGGTGTTGAAATGCGGATGGTAGTATCAAACCGGCTTCGCATTGAAGACCCCTCACCGGAATTGATTTCATGGTGTAAGAAAAATCTGGTGCTGGTAAACCCGGACTACACCAAAAAGGCCAGAATGAACCTATGGCTCGGAAACACTCCCCAAAAGTTGTACTTGATGGAATGGGATGGAAACACACTGGTTCTCCCGTATGGTTGCTTCAATGATGTACTAAGGCTATCCCCGTTCATTGATGTGTCCATGAAATTTGTGAAGCAGGAGCCGGTAGATTTCCAGTGTGTCATCCCTCTCTATGATTATCAGGAACAGGCGAAAGCCGCTCTGGTGGAGTCTGGGAAAGGAATTTTGCAGAGTGCAGCTGGCTCAGGGAAAACCCAGATTGGAATTGCCTTGGCTTGTGAGATAGGCGAAAAAACGCTGTGGCTGACCCATACAAGGGACTTGCTTCTGCAAAGTAAAAATCGGGCTGAGATGTATATGAACCCTGACCTGACCGGCACGATCACTGAGGGAAGAGTTCACATTGGAAGGGGTATCACCTTCGCCACGGTTCAGACCATGTGCAATCTTGACCTTGACCGGTATAAGGACACATGGGGCTGTGTCATCGTGGACGAGTGCCACCGGGTAGCCGGTACACCTACCGCAGTCACACAGTTCTCTAAGGTGCTGAATGCTCTGGCCGCACGACACAAATACGGCCTCTCTGCAACGGTTCACCGGGCAGATGGCATGATCGCAGCTACCTATGCCCTACTCGGGAAGATAGCCTATCAAGTGCCAGACGAGGCCGTAGCGGACAAGATTATGACAGTTGACATTCTTCCCCGGTACACACAAATTGGCCTGAGCAAAGAGTTCCTTGATACGGACGGCACAATCATCTATGCCAAGCTGGTAAATTATTTGGCTGAGGATTTTCGCCGGAACGGGCAAATTGTCTGTGATCTGGTGACTAATGGCAGTCACTATAATCTTATTCTCTCCGATAGGCTCTCTCACTTGGAATATCTCATGAAGCATTTACCAAAAGAACTGAGAGATAAGTCAGTCATGGTGGATGGAAAGATGACCTCTAAGAGAGGTAAAGCCCAGCGAGAAAAAGCCATTGAGGACATGAGAGCCGGTAAGAAACACTTCCTCTTCGCTACCTATGCACTGGCAAAAGAGGGGCTGGACATTCCACGGCTTGACCGCCTCTATTTGGCAACACCTCAAAAGGATTATGCCGTGATCGCCCAGAGTGTAGGCCGGGTTGCCCGTACCTTTGAAGGAAAGGTGACACCTGTTGTCTATGATTATGTGGACAACGGCATTCAGTATCTTGTTCGCAGCTTCAAGAAACGCTGTACCACTTACCGCAAACTTGGCTGTCATTGGTTAGAGGGGGCGGTAATGTGAGAGTGCTTGTGGCTTGTGAAGAAAGCCAGACCGTGGCGAACACATTCCGGGAAGCTGGACACGAGGCTTATAGTTGTGACCTTGTAGAGTGTAGCGGTGGACACCCTGAGTATCATCTTAGGGCAGACGCTCTTGAAATCTTGAAAATTAAGTGGGATATGATTATCGCCCATCCACCGTGTACCTACATGAGCAAGGCCGGAGCCAGATGGATGTACCCCAAGGCGGGAGAGTTATCACAGGAACGCTTTGATCTCGCTATGAAAGCGAAAGAGTTTTTCATGAGATTTTTAATGGTTGATTGTCCCAGAATTTGTGTTGAGAACCCAAGGCCATTGAAAGTTGTAGGACTCCCCCCCCTACACAGGTCATTCAACCCTACGAATATGGTCATCCATACAGCAAAGCAACGCTCCTATGGTTGAAAGGTTTACCGCCTCTTCAACCCACAAACATCTTGACCGAACACACTCCGTTTCTTCCAAGCAATACGGGAGCCTTTTCCCGTGGAGGCGGAGGGTCAAGAGGAACAGCACATGACCCTGTAACAGCGTCCAAGACCTTCCCCGGCATTGCAAAGGCCATGGTTGACCAATGGGGAAATTTGTAATAGGAGGTGCCTGTGTGAAAGATGATTGATGATCGCTATATTTTTGACTGTGAGGTTTTCGCTTTCGATTGGCTCTTTGTCTTCAAGCATAAGACCACGAAAGAGTACACAGTTATCCACAACGATAATGAGGCCGTGCGCCAGTTCATGGAGCAAGAACCTCTTCTGGGAGGCTTCAATAATAAGCACTATGACCAGTTCATTTTGAAAGCCGTCCTCTGTGATTATACCCCAGAACAAGTCAAAGCAGTCAACGATTTTATCATTGTGCAGGGACATGAGGGGTGGGAACACCCTGATCTCCGTGAGAGCCGGGTCTATTTTGACCAATATGATCTCATGGATGACTGCCAGATGGGTTTATCCCTGAAAGCCATTGAAGCGCACTTAGGGATGGATATTCGAGAAACAACGGTGAGTTTTAACATCAACCGGCCTCTCACTCAGCAGGAACTTGATGAAGTCATTTTTTACTGCAAGTACGATGTAGACGCAACTGACCAGTTGGACGATCTGCGGCAGGGTTATCTTTCCAGCAAACTTACTCTGGGGAAAGAGAAGGGCATTTACCCGGCAAAGGCCCTGTATATGACCAATGCCAAACTGACCGCAGCTTACCTTGACGCAGAGCCGAAACCCCACTATGACGAGCGTGAGTACCAGTACCCACCGGCTCTGTTGAAGCAGTATATCCCGCAACAGGTGTTTGACTTCTTTGACCGGCTGAAAGATATGAGTATTCCCAATGAGGTAGTGTTTAAGGAAAAGTTGGAGATCACCGTGGGAGATTGCCCTTGTACGATTGCCTACGGCGGTATTCACGGTGCAATTCCCTGTTACCGGGAAGAAGCCACGGAAACCCGCTCCATTCGGAACAAAGATGTTGCCAGTTACTACCCTCACCAGATGATCTTGAATGGGTATTGTAGCCGGAATATTCCTTCTCCTGATGTGTATGCCGCCACCATTGAGCGGCGTGTCAAGGCAAAGAAGTCAGGGGATAAGGCTACGGCAAATGCTTTGAAACTGGTTCTGAATACTACCTACGGGGCTATGCTCAATCAGTACAACGACCTATATGACCCTCTCATGGGCCGGTCAGTGTGTATCTCAGGACAGTTGCAGCTACTTGAAATGGCCGTCCATCTCACTCAGGAATGCCCCACGCTGAAAATCATCCAGCTCAATACCGATGGTATCATGGTTAGTCTTGATGACTCCGATGTTACCCGGTATCAGGAAATCACTCAGGAATGGGAACAGCGTACCGGGTTCGAGTTGGAAGAAGACCTGATAAAGATGATCTGCCAGAAAGATGTGAACAATTATGTAGAGGTTCCTTTCGAGGGGGAGCCGAAAATCAAAGGCGGGGTTCTTGTTCGGGGCATTGCACCAGCAGGAGCGTTCAACATCAACAACAATGCCTGTGTGGTAGCCAGGGCTGTCAAGGATTATCTGGCCTACGGTGTACCGGTAGAGAAGACCATTATGGAGTGTGATCGGCTCTTGGATTTCCAGTTAGTAGCCAAGGCCGGAAGTAAGTATGGTGACGCTCTTCATGAAGTTGACGGAAAATTGAATGTTGTGCAGAAGGTCAACCGTGTGTATGCTACCGAAGATCACCGGTTTGGGACACTCTACAAAATGCACCTCACCACCGGCACTCCGGTCAAGATCGCCGGTCTTCCTTCAAGGTGTGTCGTGGACAATGATAATCACCTAAGCATTGATGTAGTTGACCGTGATTGGTATATCCGGCTGGCAAAGCGGTATGTCCGTGATTTTCTCGGGCAGAAGCCTCCTAAGAGGAATACCCGGAAGGTGAACAAGGTGAAGAAAACCCTGTTATCCTTATTGGAGGGATAGGGTATGCAAAGAGAACCTAACACCGAGTATGTTCTTTCACTCTCCTATGGTAAGGATAGCTTGGCTTGTCTAGGAGCCATTGAAGAGCTTGGCTGGCCTCTTGACCGCATTATCCACGCCGAGGTATGGGCCACGGATGATATTCCGGCCGATTTGCCTCCAATGGTTTCCTTCAAAAATCACGCAGACGAAATCATTCGAGAGTGGTTTGGGATTGAAGTGGAGCATCTCTGTGCTACCCGAAATGGGGAAAAGTTGACCTATGAGAAGCTGTTCTATCACATTCCCAAGAGGAAAGAAGCCAAGCGCACGAATGGCGATTGGGGGGGGGAGGCCCAAAGGATGGCCGCTCACAATCGGGAGCTGGTGCAAACATCTCAAAACCGAACCTTCCCTGTGGCTTCCCCTTCACAATCGGGAGCTGGTGCAAGAAACTCAAAGACGGGTCTTATCCTCGGCTTCCCTATCATCAAGGGAAACTGGTGTACCAGCGATCTCAAACGCCGGGTTTTCCACTGGCCCCATTGCACAAGGGGCAAAGACAAATATTGTGCAGTACCTCGGAATTGCTGCTGACGAGCCGGAGCGCATTGAACGGCATACCAAACCCGGTTTTAAAATGCCCTTGGTGGAAATCGGTTGGGACGAAGCCTATTGCCGGAAGTGGTGTGAAGAGCGGGATTTACTTTCCCCGATTTACACGACAGCAACAAGGGGGGGGGTGTTGGTTTTGTCACAACCAGGGTATAGATCAACTTCGGTTACTGCGGAAAACCTACCCAGACCTCTGGAAGTTACTGCTGAAATGGGACAAAGACAGCCCTACCACCTTCAAGGCAGACGGTCATACCGTTCATGACTTCGATCTTCGTTTCCAAGCGGAAGACCTTGACCTCATACCGAAAGACCGGAAGTTCCGGTGGAAGATGTTGACCGGTGACACAATGGTTGCCGTCATAAAGAGAAATCTTTTGAAATTATTGGAAGTGAACTATGAATAGTGTTCATTTTATGAGCAAAAAGAGTGATTGGGAAACGCCAAAAGACCTGTTCAATAGGTTAAATGATGAATTCCATTTCACACTGGATGCCGCCGCAAGTGACCTTAATCATAAATTACCTCATTACTACACTGAGAAGGAAGACGGTCTGGCTCAGGATTGGGGGGGGGAACGGGTCTTTTGCAATCCTCCCTATGGGAGCAGGGAAACAGGATTATGGACAGAGAAATGTTGGAGAGAGGCGCAAAAGCCAGACACACTTGTTGTTCTTCTTATTCCTGCCAGAACTGATCGTAAGTCTTTCCATGACTTCATTTACAACAAACCCAATGTGACCATTCGTTTTCTAAAAGGTAGATTACAGTTCGAGGATAACGGAAAGAAGATGGGAACTGCCCCGTTTCCTTCCATGATCTGTATTTTCAATGAACACCTAAAATAAAAGGAGGAAATTGACCATGAAGAAAAATCCCGGAAGAGCGGAGCGCAGACGGCTTTTCTTTAGCCGCCGCAGGGCCGCAGGAAAGCAGAGAGCCAAGATGAACGAATATATCAGCTCTCACAAATTTTTGAAGAAGTTTCAGGAGGTATAAGAGATGGCTACCAAAACACCCGCTCCCGCTGTTGATTATAGCACCATGAATGCCCTTGCGAAGTTGCAGTTGGCCCGGTTGAAGTTTCTGCAAGCAGGGGTGAAAAAGACCGGAAAGAACATTCACTTGGAGTTCATGTACTTTGAGCTGCAAGACATTGTTCCCACCGCTGAGTCCATCTTCGCTGAGGTTGGTCTTCTCATGGTTCCCACCGTTGGCAAGGACTACGCTACCGCCAAGGTCTATAACTGTGATGACCGTGAGGAAGAGCCGGTTGTCTTTGAGGTTCCTTTCACCCAGATTGCCCCGATCATCTCGAACACCGGCAAGGTGGTTACAAATGAAATGCAGGCCCTTGGCAGTTCTATCACCTACATTCGCCGGTATCTCTGGCAGTTGGTTCTTGACATTATCGAGGCCGACAGCATTGACAATATCTCCGGTGGGGATGATGGTCAGGACGCTCCTACTTCCACTTCCAAGAAAACCCGGAAAGCCCCTGTCACACAAGAACAGCGGCAGGAGATCAAGTCTGAACTGACTTCCGCTCCTGAGAATGCCGCCAGCGAGGAACAGATTGCCAATCTGAAATCTTCTCTGAAAAAGCTCATGGAACTTGACCCCGATCAGGAGTCCTTTGTTCAGAGTGTGGCGGTAAAGACCGAGGGGTTCACCAAGATCACTGCTGATGTGTGTGACCAGTTGATCGCCGGAGTTGCGGATATGTTGACGGCGTATGAAACGCAGGAGGGTTAATCATGGAATGGCTTGACAACAGAATTCAGATCGTGCCACCCAAGCGTCCCAAGAAGCTGACAGCTACCCGGTTCGCCACCGTTCTGGGACTGAACCCGTGGTCTACTCCTTTCGAGGTATGGTGCGAGATCACTCGTACCTACCAGAAGACCTTTGAAGAGACCATTTACACCAGGGCCGGTAAGATTATCGAGCCGAAACAGGCGGAGTACATGAAGAACACTTACTTCATGAGCAATCTGGTGACTCCGACTGATCGGTTCGGGGAGGATTACTTCAAAAGAACCTTCGGTGACTTCTTCCCTGATGTGGCTGTCTTCGGTGGTATGTGGGACTACCTGCTGTGCGATAAGACCGGCAAGCCCATGGCCGTCCTCGAAATGAAGACCTCCAAGCGGGTAGAGGATTGGGCTGAGGATATTCCCGAGTATTATGCCCTGCAAGCTGCGCTTTATGCTCACCTTCTGGAAGTGGACAGCGTTATCATGGTAGCCTCTTTCCTTGACCCCTCTGACTATGAGGCCCCTGAGAATTTTGTGTGCAGCTCCGCAAACACCATTACCCGGCCTTTCAAGGTGTCTGAGCGTTACCCGGATTTTGAGAAGCGGTATGTAAAACCGGCTCTGAAATGGTGGAAAGACCATGTGGAAACCGGCCTCTCTCCCGCCTATGACGAGAAACAGGACGCAGAAATCTTGAAGGTTCTCCGTACCAATAACCTGTCCCCGGAAACGGACTTGGCTGATCTGGTGTCTGAGGCGGAGGCCCTGAAAGCCAAACTGGACGCTCATGCCGCAGAAGTAGCGGAAGACGAGAAGCGGTATAAGACCCTGACCGACCTGATTAAGAAGTCCGCTATGGCTCAGTTCCGGGATGGGGACAAGAAGGTGTCTATTACCGGTAAGGCTTACACCTGGGAGGTCAGCCGTTCTTCCACCGCTAAAATCAACAAGGACGCTATGAAAGCGGACGGGGTGTTGGAGAAGTACACCACCATGGAAGACAGTTATCGGATTACCCCGAAAGCAATTAAGGAGGAATGAACGATGTATATTGACCCCTTTGTGGCCGGTGTTCTGGCTACTGTCATGGTAGAGCTGATGGTCTGTATCGTCTACGCCGTTTGGGTAGGCAGAAAGAAGTGAGAGGTACGCTATGAAGTTTGAGAAATTCGTGAAATCCCTTGCTTCCAGCGGTGTCATTTACAATCAGCAGATCGGTGATCTCCCTATCAATGACCGCTGGCTGGCCTCCCCGTCCGTGTTCATGAAAATTCCTGTTACGGTGAAAAGTGTGACAGCTGCGGCCATTCAGGAAATGCCGAAAGCAATCTCCAAGATGATTGACCAGATCGGTCATACCGAATACGCAGAATTGACAGAGGCCATTATGCCTTTCCCCGATGGTGGTATCAAGGATTGCATTCGGGTCTTCAAGACCAAGGACGGCACCATCTCTATCAAGATCAGCAATGATGACTGGTCTTTGATTGAGAAGTCCGACCTATGTGAAATCCTGTATGCCTATGACCTTGACACGAATTCTACCGTGGCTAAGGCTCTGTTGGTCAAACAATATCCCGAGTTGCCGGATGATGAAGACGAACTTGTAGGTATCATCTTCCCGGTAAACCTTGAAGTTTAAGGAGGACACCTACTATGGCGAAAATTGGACTGAGTGAGGGATTTACCCTCATTCCCGAAGGGACTCATGTGTTCAAAATCACAGCGGTCAACTACAAGGAAGCCTTTGGCAAGTTGGAGATCACCATGCAGACTCAGAGTGGAGCCAAGCACATTGAACGCTTCTCCCTGCTGAAAACCGATGGCTCTCCCAATGAAGGTGCCCTGAACGCTTTCAGTTACTTTGCCAAGACCGCTCTCAATGATTTCTCCCTGACTGAAATCGACCATGAAGACCTCGTGGGGTGCTTCATTGAGTGTGATGTGGAGCATGATGTTCAGCCGAATAAGAATAAGCCGGATAAGACCGTCACATTCGCTCGGCTGGCCGATAAACGGCCCTCTGAGGGCTGGGATGAAGGAGAAGCCCCCTCACCCGCACCGGCCTCTAAACCCGCTCCTGCGGCCTCCCAGACGGCAAAGAAGCCCTCTTTTGACCTGAATGCCCTGTTAGGGTGAAACCGGACGAGGGAGAGCGGTTATCTACCCTCTCCCTCTCCAATGGTTTGTTGAAAAACCTGTGGAAAGTGAGGATAAGATACTTTGACCACGACAAAGACAAAGGTGCAAATGCACCGGGAGATTTGCGAAGAAATCAATGATCTCTATGCCCGGAAAAATCACGATTACGGGGATAGTTTTCACCAAACCTTTGTTGAAGAGGGTATGGCTATGGCCCGTATTCGGCTGGGAGATAAGTTCAACCGGTTCAAAACTCTTTCCCGTTCTGGGGAACAGAAGGTTGATGACGAGTCTATCAGGGACACGCTGATTGACCTTGCCAATTACGCAATCATGACCGTGTTGGAAATGGAGGTGTCCGCTGATGACGCTCAATGATTATCAGAAAGCTGCTGACCGTACTTCCGGTAATCTCGTTCCGTGGGACAAAATTCGTAACGGCTGTTACGGCCTGAATGGTGAAGCCGGAGAGTGTATTGACATTCTAAAAAAGGTGGAGTTTCAGGGCCACACCTTTGACCCGAACCGCCTGATTGACGAGCTGGGAGATGTTCTGTGGTATGTGGCTCAAACCGCTACCGGCTTAGGCGTGTCCCTTGAAGATGTAGCCAAGCACAACATTAACAAGCTGCGGGAGAGATACCCGGAAGGGTTTGACTCTGAGAGAAGTGTTCACCGGCCCGAATATGAGGGAGGTGCCTGTCATGACTGACCGAGATCGCCGGTCTGAGTTTCTGAACTTCATGCGTATGCCTGATGGCTCTCCCCTCGCCACCATTGAGGTTTTAGATTATCTGACCGTACACGGCTTTTTCCATGCACCGGCCTCCACTAAGTACCACGGGAATTATGAAGGTGGCCTCTTTGACCACTCCCTCTCCGTAGCAAAGCATTTGGTTGGTTTGACGGAAAGTTGTCAGTTGAAGTGGAAGAATTGCCGTTCCCCCTATCTGGTAGGAATGTTCCATGATCTCTGCAAGATTGACCAGTACCGGCACACGCAGCTGGGTATGACCTTAGATGGAACCCCTTTTAGAGGATTGTTCCAGTTGGGAATATAACCCACACACTCTTTTGAAGGGCCATGGAGATAAGTCAGTTATGCTTCTCTCTCAGTTTTACGCTCTAACTGAGGAAGAGATCATGTGTATCAGGTATCACATGGGAGCCTTTTGCCCGAAAGAGGAATGGAACGATTACACCAGAGCGGTAAGAGCCTATCCGAATGTCCTTTGGACGCACCAAGCGGATATGCTGGCAAGTCATGTGGAAGGAGTCTGACCATGAAGATTATTGAACCCAGCGTGGAGCTTGTTAATGCTCCCTCTTATCCGAACATTCTCTCTCTGATTGAACAGGCTGGGCGCACTTGCTACAAATCTGAGAGCAAGATCACCGAGGACAGTGCAGAGAAGTTTGTCAGGAACATTTTGAAGCGAGGCCATGAGGCCGTCATTGAACACGGTGTTGTGACCGTCCGGTTTATCTGTGATCGGGGAGTGAGTCATGAGATCGTCCGCCACCGGCTGGCCTCCTATTGTCAGGAGTCTACCCGGTACTGCAATTACAGCAAAGAGCAGTTCGGTACGGAGATCACCGTTATCTCTCCGGCGTGGACTTCTCCTGGGTATTACCCCTATACCGTGTGGAAAAAGGCTTGTTCGGAGGCTGAGGAAAATTACTTTACCCTCTTGGACATTGGTTGTTCCCCACAGGAGGCCCGGTCTGTATTGCCGAACAGTTTGAAAACCGAAGTAGTCATGACGGCCAATCTCCGGGAATGGAGGCACTTTATCAAACTCCGTACCGCTCCCGCAGCTCACCCGGATATGCGTAGAGTTGCCAGAATGCTTTATGACCTCCTATCGGTTAGATACCCGGTCTTCTTCGAGGACATTGAGGTATAAGCCATGATTGTTAAAAAGGCCGGGGGAAAGGTCTACGGAGCAGTTTTCACCGCCGCAGAGAAAAAGGCTATGGAAATGGAGATCAACCGGCAAATCATTGAGGCCGATAAACGGTACACCGATGATATTGACGCAATGGTTCTCTATACCCTCATGGTTCACCTCGGGTTTGGCCCTAAGCGGTTGCGCCGGTTCTATGAGGCGTTTTCGGCGGAACATGACCGGCTTATCCAGCACTACGAAATGCCGGATGACTACACATGGCTTTGTAAGGAGCAGTTGAAGAAAATTGGTGTCGATGTGGAAGCGTGGAATAGAGAAAGGGGAAGTCTTCATGACATTCGTGAACAATAACGGGAAAGTCCCGTATATCATGGTGGCCGGTGCCGATCATGTGTCCGGCGAAATGCCTATTGCAGCTGCGGAGCAGATTTACAACAAGGGTAAGAAGAGAGCCAGCAACCGGTTTCCCGGCTACCCGGTCTGTGTGGACGGGAAGTATTTCTTCGCTACGGTGAAGACCACTTCCCGGAAGAAAAAGACCGATGACGAATAAAGTCTGGCTGATCTTCCTTGCGATTGTCCTTCTCCTGCTGTCCTCCTGTGCGTCAGAGCCGGTTTCCAATGAGCAGGAACATCCTACTCAGACCAAACCGGTTGACCAGATAGAAAGCCCCTCTCCCTCTCTCTCGCTATGGTCAGAGGAAGAGATCACTGTCCTCTCTAAAATGGTATGGGAAGAGGCGAGGGGCATTTCCTCTGATACAGAAAAAGCGGCCTGTGTATGGTGTGCGCTAAACCGGGTGGACTATGGTTATGGGAACATCGTCATGGTAGTAACCGCTCCTTATCAATTCGCTGGATATGATATAGATAACCCGATTGATGATGAAATTAAAGCCCTATGCGAAGATGTTTTAACCCGGTGGTATGCCGAGAAAGCCGGAGAAACCGATGTGGGCCGAGTTCTCCCCTCGGACTATATGTGGTTTACCGGAGATGGAGAACGCAATTATTTCCGCAATGCCTATGAGGGAGGTCAAACTTGGGATTGGAGCCTGCAATCCCCTTATGAGAGTTGAGAGGTGCCCGTCATGTATGAAAAGATACCTACCGAACTAAAGCAGAAAACACAATGGGTCAATGTGTGGAACGGCTCTAAGGTTCCCATGCAGACCGGCCAGAAGAAAGCTGCGTCCTCTGTCCTACCTGACACTTGGGGCACTTTTGACTGTGCTGTACTGAATGTGGCGAATGGCATTTATGACGGGATAGGGTATGTTTTCAACGATGATGGTCTGATCGGAATTGACATTGACGATGGTTTTGCCGATGGCCTGTTAAATCAACTGGCCTCAGATATTATCAGTCATTGCCAGTCTTATACCGAGAAGAGCCGGAGCGGACGAGGGGTTCATATCCTTCTGAAAGGTAATCTCCCCTTCAAAGGCCGTAATAATCGTAATGGCGTAGAAATCTATCGGAGTAGCCGGTACTTTATCATGACCGGAAATGTCCTGCTTTATTCGGAGATTATTGAAAATCAGGAAGCGGTTGACTATGTAGTGTCCAAGTATTTTCCTGACGCTCCGAAAGAGAGTACCGGTTGCTCCGCCTCTCAACGGATATACTCACCTATCTACCGGAAGCCGGAACATGGCAAGATCACACTCAAACCTGAATACCCGCCCATTACCACCGGAAGCCGAAACCTGAGCCTTACTTCATTGGCAGGACAGCTTCATAATCAGGGGTACTCCAAGGCAGATATTTACAAAGAACTGCTGTTTGCCAATCAGCAAGCGTGTAAGCCCCCGCTTCCCAGAAGTGAGATTGAAACAATCGTAAATTCAGTTACCAAATACAGGAGGTAATTTCAATATGAAGTCTTTCAGGCGTGGGGACATTGTTCTGATTGATGTTCCCATCGTGAACGGGAGCCGAGTGCAAGGCGGAAACCGCCCGTGGCTAATCGTGCAGAACGATGTTGGCAACAGACACTCTCCGACCACGATTGTAGTCCCTCTTACCTCCAAGCTAAAGAGAATGGAAATGCCTACCCATGTGATTGTCACAGGAAAGGGTATAAAGGCAAGTATGGTGGAATGTGAACAGGTACGGGTCATCGACAAAGCCAGTGTTAAAAAGTGTATCTGTACTCTTTCACCGCAAATCATGTCCTATGTAGACAAGGCTTTGAAAAACGCTTTCTTCTATGGGGGGGGTATAAACGATGGAGAATAAGAAAGAGTGTCCGTTTCGTAAAGGGGCCGCAGATGATTTTCTTCTATTCCGTAATGTAGACCCCCATTTCCGCTAAAGACCTTTCCCTCATGCGTGAGGTTGGCGCAATTTGCATTATGAATACAGACGGCAATACTGAGGCAACCGTGGAAATCGTAGGGGCTAAATGTTCCGAAGAGAAATGCGCTCTCTGGCATGAAGACGCTCAGGAATGTTCTATTCTTTCCCTCGCAAAAGCAGTAAGGAGGATTTCAAGAAATGGCAGATGAAATCTTAACTACCGAAGAGCAGGAACTTTTTCAGCTCTCCAATGGCCGGTACATCATGGATAAAGACCTCTCTCAGAAGATGTTCTACATCAAAGAGGCAAAACCTGAGAGAAGTCACCAGATCAGCGGCACCGGCTATTCTTGGGACGAGTCCGGTATGGCGGAACTGTTCTCTGAGTGCTATCAGAATGACACCCGTTTCTGCCCGGAGGCTAAGTGTTGGTACACCTATTCTAAGGGTGCGTGGCGTAAGGACATTGGCTCTCTACTGGTAGCGGAGAAGATCAAAGAGTTTTGCCGCCTGATGGCTCTCTATTGCGGGGAGATTGATAACGAAGATCGCCGCAGGGAGTACATGAAGTTTATTTCTAAGATGGGTGATCGCCGTTTCCGTGACCGGCTCATGAAGGACGCCGCCAGCGTCATGCCGATCACCGCTGAGGAATTTGACTCAAATCCCTACCTTATTAACTGCCGGAATGGAACCTATGACCTTCAAAAAATGGAGTTCCGGGAGCATGACTGGCACGACTTTCTAACCATGCAGACCAATTTCGACTACACTCTGCAAGACGCTGAGTGTCCTCGGTGGGAGCAGTTTATTCAGGAAGTAACCTGCAATGACGCAGACAAGGCCGACTATCTGCAAAAGGCTCTCGGGTACTCCATGCTGGGTACTGCCAATGAGGAATGTATGTTCATCCTGCATGGTAAGACCACCAGAAACGGAAAGTCCACCCTTCTAAGTGCTATTCATCATCTTCTTGGTGATTATGCCTCTGTGTCCCCGGTGTCCATTATCTGTAAGTCTGACCGCTCCAAGAACGCCGAAGCTGCAAGCCCTGTTTTGGCCTCTTTGAAGGGCAAGCGGTTTGTCACTATGGCGGAAAGCAATCAGTATGGACGGCTGGACGAGGAAACAATCAAGCAGCTTACCGGTGGTGAAGAAATCAAGGCCCGGAACTTGTATGAAGCGGCCAGCACTTTTCTCCCGCAGTTTACTCTTTGGCTCTCCTGTAATGACCTCCCCTCTGTCAATGACAAGAGCCTGTTCGCCTCTGACCGTGTGCGGGTTATTGAGTTCAACCGGCATTTCTCTGAGGACGAGCAGGACAAGAACCTGAAAACGGAGTTCCAAACCCCAGAGGCCATGCAGGGTATCTTCACCTGGCTCTTGGAGGGCTACTTCAAGTACAAGCGGTTCGGCCTGAGAATGTCCCCGGCTATGCGTCAGGTGGTCAAGCAGTACGAGAAGGACAATGATCTTGTCTTGCAGTTCTTGGAGGAAAAGTGCGAGAAGAAAGAGAAGGTCTATACCAGACAGACTACCCTTTTCAATGCTTATAAAATCTGGTGCAAGTCCAATGGATATTTTCAGTGTAGTGCCAAACGGTTTAATGCAGATATGGAAATGCACCCTGAATGGCACGATGGCCGCACGGTCTACTCTGGCTATCCCTGTTACCGTGGAATTCAGATGAAAGGAACGAATTGACATGAACAAGAAAAATATGCGTCGGGTGTCCTTGCTGGTAACAGCGCAGACGGCGAAGAACTTAGATCGCCTCGCAGCTATGTCCGGCTACTATGAAGTTGGCCGGGTGGTGGATAAATTGGTCAGGGAGAAGATGATCTCCCTTCGGTGTGAAAAGGAGGGCATATCTCGTGGGTCTTGTAATCAGCAATGGTAAAGTCAAGATCGGGGTCTATATCTTCCCTGATGTGAAGCGTCCCCGACTCTGTGTTGAGAAGGGCAACGGCGTTACCGCCTATGCGACTTTCAGGAACGAAGAGTGTGCAGAGATGTTCATGAATGAGCTGATTGATATGTTCGGTTTGAAGAAGGAGTCATGACTATGCTGTTTGAAGAATGTGGACATTATCAGGGAAAATGCCCCTGCCTGATTTGTGATGAAGAGTGTGCAGCTTGTCAGGTTGCTCCTGATGGGTACGCCGTAGACACTGACCGACTCTGTAAGAGAGCGAGAGAGTATTGTGAAAGTGGGAGGGATAATCTTCATGATGACGGTGTTTGAATGCCGGAAGTGCGGCCACCAGCTCTTTGTCCAAGAGGGAAAGAGTTTTCCTAAGAGGCTGGAAGATATTGCTGGTATGTCCTGCCCGAACTGCGGTGAACAGGCTGAGGGTCTGTGGGGACTTCTTGGGAGGTCGAGAAAGTTTCGAGGGAAGATACTTTGTAATTGGGAGGAAACACAATGACCGTTAAGGAATTGAGAGCCAAGTTGAGTACAGTCCCGGAAGACGCACAAGTGGAAATGCTCATGTGCCAGAATGATAACCCTGTCGAAGAAGCCTGTCGGGTTGACAAGATGGTTTATTTTCAGTGGTTGGAGAAAGATGGAGCGTCAACGGTTGTATTGTACCCGGCATAGTTAAATATATTTAGTGTAATCACTGAATATATTTCATGTTTTCAAGGTTAGTGATATTTTAGTGACTTTTTGGTGAATAATCCACCACTAACGGAAAGCCTTGTGGCGCAAGGGTTTGAGGCAGTTTTTACCCCCTATTTTTATAAATTCTTGTATAAACCCCCTTATAGAGAGTGATATATAGAGGACTTTACTGCAAAAAGCCTAAATTATTCACTAAACTCACTAAAGGTAACTGAAAATAATTAGTGGAAGGAGAACGATTATGAGTGATAAAGTGGTAGATTTACCGACTCCCTCTCGGGGCCGTGGCCGTCCGAAGGGTACTGGTGGGAATAAGCGCCCTGATCGGACTGAGGCTATGAGTGTCCATACTGAGCCGGGTGACAATCGGAAATATCTACAACATTCTTTGAGAATGTGGGATTGGCCGTCTGTGGATATGAAGGAGCCGGAACAGGTGAAAGAGCGGATTGGTATGTATCTGCAAATCTGTTCTGAGGATGATATGAAGCCAAGTGTAGCAGGGCTGGCATTAGCCTTTGGAGTGGATAGAAAGACTATCTGGGCTTGGGCTAATGGTGTAGATAGTGCCTATCTTCCCAATGAAAGCCGTAACTTTATAAAAAAGGCGTACCAATTTTTGAACGCTCAAATGGAAGATTATGCTCAAAATGGGAAGATCAATCCGGTTGCCGCTATTTTCCTGATGAAAAATCATTTTGGTTATCAGGACAAGCAGGAGGTTGTTCTTACCCCGAACAATCAGCTTGGAGAGGCCGCTTCTGCGGAAGAGTTACAGCAAAAGTATATCGAAGCTGCGGCCAGCGACTATGACTCGGAAGAGTGAGCGACTTTCCGACTATCACCAGCGACTATCGACTATGAGCCGAGCGACTTTGAAAACAGCCAGCGACTATCGACTATGAAAGAACCGCCGATCTCCCGTGATAGGAGGTTCGGCGGTTTCTCATACCCAGATCAGGCAGGAGGCTTCCATGCAGACAGGCCGGAGCCGTCCGCCCCTGTTATGTCTGAAAAAGTACACTTTTCCATACACCGGAAAGAGGGCAGAAAAAGTACTGAAAAAATTTTGTGTTTTGGGGTTGACAACTAAATTTATTCAGTGTATATTAAAGGCACAAAACAAATTCAGTGCTTTGCACCTTGAAAATTTAATCCCCGTACACTTTTCCCGGACGGCTGGCGAAATACGCATATCAGCGTATCAAGGCCGAAAAGAGAAAGCGGAGCGGAATATATAACGAAAGGTTGTTTGAAATGGCCTATATTAGAAAAACCGTTGACCGGTGGGACATTGAAACAAATTACGGTTACGGGTGGGAAACAGAAGATTGTGAATATACCAGAACAGAGGCAAGAAAACGCTTGAAAGAATATCAAGAAAATTCTTGTGGCCGGTTTTCCGTTCGGTTAGTAAAGCGGAGAGAAAGGAAGGTTTAACAATGAAAACAACAACGAAAGAAGCCCGGCAGAATATCCGGCAATATATTTTAGATCATTTCGACCCCTGCGGGTATGATTTTACCGGCCCGTGCAGCTTCCCAAATGTGGCCCGGTTTATTCTGGCCGTTCATGCAGAGGAAAAAGCCTATTCCCCAGAATATCAGAGCCGGAAAGGGTACACAAACGAGCAAGTTTTTATTGACTGGGCGCAAGGGTTGCCGTCCGTCCTTGATACCTGTTACTTTTACAATCGTTCGGCGGTTGATGATCTGGGCGAAATCTTGGAACAGTCAGAGCGGGAAAAAGCCAAATACACGGAACGAGAGGCGGAACAGCTCTTGACACATTTAATTTACCGGGAATTGAAGAGAGGAGCGGCGGAAAAATGAAACAGTACACAAAGAAGCAGTTGCGGGAGTTTGTGCGGCTCGGTTTGGCCGTTGATCTGACAGAGGCGGAGCCGGAAAAGATACCGGCCAGTTATACGAAAGTAGGTTTTAGCCGTGGTATTTACGGATTAAATGGTGGGCTGATCTGGGATAATGTGTTAGGCGGTTATTATGTCATTCTGGCCCGTTCTTCTAACCTGTTTCGGATTTTCTAAAGGGGTGCAGCTATGAATAAAATTCAGGTTGGCGGATTTATCCGCATTAGCAAGAGGGAAGCAGAACGCCGGTATAATGCCGGGGAAACAATTCGTTTTTGTGCTTGTAAGTTGTCCCCGGTCAATGTGTGGGGCTGTTTCTGTGATTGTTGCCGGGAAGCTGTTTCCCCCATTGTTTCAGATGGTTTTAATACCATTGTAGCCCGTAACAGAGAGTTTGAAACGGTAGTAAATGCTTTTTGCTTCTATAATTGCAACGGTGAAATGGGCCGTTACCCGGCCTTTTATGTGAAAATGGAGGGTTGAAACATGAAAATGTATATGGCTATTGATCAATACGGGCACACATACCACGGATTGAAGCACCCCCGGAAAGATCTTTGTAAGAGGCTTTGCCGTTCCCATGTAGAAAAAATGTATCAGGACAAGAAGGACGGGACAACGGTTTTTTGTGGGTATGTTATCGGCGGGTTATGGTTGCAGCTGTTCGAGGTTCAGCCGGTAGAAAAGGCGGTGTAATATGGTACTTGTGGCGTTGCTTCTATTCCCTGTTATGGTGTTATTTGATTGTGTGAGAAAGAACAAATAATAAAGCCCCTTGTAAGGCCGTGGGAGTCTTGCAAGGGGCTTTTCCTATGTCCTGATACTACCCCTTTATATAGCGGCTCTTGTGTGGGCTTGTATGGCCTATTACAAGGGCTTTTATTGTGTTCCCTCTGGTATGATCTGCAAGCTGCAAGGATTTTCAATTAAAATTTTCCTTGATTTTGAAATTGATTTTGACCGGGGCACGATTTCAAAAATCAATGTTTTTTTTCTTTTCGTGTGGCTGATCTGCCCGAACCGGGGCGGGGGATATACGAGCCGGAGCCGGGGCGGGGTGAGTGCCGAAAATTCCGACAAAAATAAAAAGGCTTTATTCCAAAGCACAAATCTTATTCAGTAACAAAATATTTTTAACTTCCTATTGACAACAAAATAAATTCAGTGTAGAATGTAGTTATCACAGAAAGAGGTGAACACCATGTATATCAATAAGGCCATTCGAGAACTGATGAAGACCAAGAATGTTTCTCTTTTGACCATGGCAAAGGCTCTCGGGAAAGAGCGTGGAAATGAAATCAGTTCCCGTCTGAGAAGCACAAACCTGTCCTTCAACAGTGCTGTGGAAATGCTCTCCGCTCTGGGTTATGAGATTATCATTCAGGAGAGGAAGCCCGGTGTCCGCAGGGCTGACCAGATTGTAATTGACCAGAAGGAAGACCCCAAGTATGATCTGAATGCTCTGCTTGGCTCAGAAAGTGAGAAAGAGTCATGAGGTATGGATATGGTAGAGTATCGGCCAGAGATCAAAACCTCGCTCGTCAGATAGCGGCACTGAAAAAGTTTGACCCTGACCTTCCCGATGACCATATCTACACAGACAAACAGAGTGGGAAGAATTTTAACCGGGAACATTACTTAGAGTTAAAGGCCATTCTGGTTCCCGGAGATGAAATTCTGGTTGAAGAGTTAGACCGCTTTGGCCGGAACAAAGCGGAGATCAAGACTGAATTGGAGTGGTTCAAAGAACATGGTGTTATCGTCCGGGTATTTGATGTTCCCACCACTCTGATTGACTTCCATGGTCAGGAGTGGATTGGCGAAATGGTCAACAATATCCTGATTGAAGTCATGGGAGCCATGGCGGAGCAGGAGCGGAAGAAGATTAGAAAGCGTCAGGCTGAGGGCATAGCTGCAATGCCGGTAGTGAATGGCCGGAAGGTATCTGGTAAGACCGGAAGAGGGTTTGGCCGTCCCGCCTGTCAGGTGGATAATGAAATGTTTCAGGCTCTTGTCCGACAACAGAGAGAAGGATTGATTACCGTGAATGACGCTTGCCGTCAACTCGGTATAAGTCGGCCCACATGGTATGATCGAGTGAGAAAGGTTGGTTGAATATGAAAAAGACATTAAGTTTCCTGTTGGCATTACTTATGGTAGTTTCTTTGTGTGCTTGTGGTGATAATTCTATCCCGGCAACAGATGATACCTCTTCCCCTGAGCAGTCAAGCGAACCGGCAGAGTCGGTGGCAAATGAAGAGCCAGTTGAAGAGAAAACAGAATATACTTCCTATCAGGAGATTTTGGACGCTTACACTGTCAAACTTCAAGAGGCCACTCCCGGCTTGATTGAAGAATATAATGCGGAGGCGGCTGAGAACACCGAAGGTCTTGAAGGGCTTGCCACGATCTGTAATGAGAAAGTGTCCGCTCTCGCTGAAATCTCCATGGAAGGTACACAAGAGATGGCGAATATCTATCTGCATTCTGGTGATGGCACCAATGAGGAATATCAGGAATGGGGTAGTAAGTTGCAAGAGGTGTATTTGACAGAGGCGGCTAAAATTCAGGAAGCCTATATGGAGTCTGCGAAGTAATTCACAGGAGGAATTTTATGTTGGAAGATAGATTGAATGAGTGGGTCAAGAAGGTTGTAGCTGCGAAGAATGATACCAGTCGAGGTTGCACAAATACCCGGCAGATGATACTTGATGTGGACAAGATCATAGCAGAGGAATTTGACCACACTCCCGTGTTTTTTGAAAATATGTAAGGCTCTTTCAATAGGGAAGAGTAACAGCCACTACGGGCTATCGGAGAAATCCGGTAGCCCTTATTTTTTTTTGGAGGTTACCATGGTAGTAAATATTTTGGGAACAGAATACACAGTCAACCTTGTCACCGAACAAGTCAAGCCAAGGCTTGAAGGGTGTGACGGCTTTTGTGATGAAACTACGAAAGAGATCGTAGTGGAGAATTACAAAAGAGGCTTAGAAGGTTCAAAAGCCAGATTAGAGGTGCAGGAGCAAAAAGTCACTCGGCATGAGATTATTCACGCATTTTTGTTCGAGAGCGGTTTAGCCGAGAACAGCGAGTGGGCGCAGAACGAGGAAATGGTAGATTGGTTTGCTTGTCAAGCTCCGAAGATTTATGCGGCCTTTCGAGCGGCAGGAGCGATTTGAGGTGATGTTCTATGGATTATCGTAAGATCGCAGACGGCATTCAGAAATATATTGAGAACAAGCCGGATGACCACACGGCCTATGTTGATTTATTATCCTTATGCCGTCAGTGGGAGGAAGAGGATTTTCAGAGCGCACATGACCTGAATGGTGAGCTACGGCGGCTTTGTGCCAGACAGTTACATCTTGTTTCTCCGAAAGAAGCGGACAAATTTTATGAGGCATGGCGGAAGAGTCTTCTCTTTGACGCTCCCTATAAATTTGACGCTTTCATGACCTACATCGAACTTGATCGGAAGCCAGAAAAGCGGTTTTACGCTCCCAGACGGCATTACCTGAAACCCATGGTGCAGGGCTTCCAAGATGTACTTGACGGAAAACTGCGTCTTTTGACAATATCCATGCCAAAAAGAGCCGGTAAGTCACAAACTGGTATCAATTTTGTTAATATGCTTTCTGGGAAGTACCCTGACCGGTCAACCTTGATGGAAGGAACGGGAGATGACCTTGTAAAGAGCTTCTACAATGGGTGTCTGGAATATCTGACTACCCCCAATGAGTATCTGTTCTATGATGTGTTCCCAGAGTCCCGGTTGGTACAGACCGGTGCAGACACGAAAATTATAAATCTGAAATCCAAATCTCGGTTTCCTACTATCATGTGTCGTTCTATTGACGCTCGGCAGGTAGGTTTGTCTGAGGCTACCAATGTCCTCTATCTTGATGACTGTGTGGAGGGCCGTGAAGAGGCAAAGAACCGTCAGCGGCTCGATGATAAATGGGAAGTGATCTCTGGTGATATTATGGGCCGTGCTATTGAGGGTACACCTATGGTCTTTACCGGCACCCGGTACTCCATCTATGACCCCATTGGCCGCATTCAGGAACACGCCCAGAGAGAAGGTTGGTCGTGGAGGGCTATTGAAATACCGGCTCTTGACCCGATCACTGACGAAAGCAATTATGAGTATGAGCGTGAGGGACAGAAGGTGTTCACCACGGCTTATTTCAGGGAGCAGAGGGAACTTCTGTCTGCGGAACAGTTTGAGAGTGAGTTCCAGCAACAGCCTTTTGAAGCAAAGGGTCTTCTGTTCAACAAAGATGAACTGAATTATTTCTTTGAGTTGCCCCCTGATCGAGAGCCGGACACTATTATTGCCGTAGGTGATACCGCTGAGAGTGGTTCTGACTCTACCTCTATGCCGGTGGCGGTCATCTATGGTACAGAGGTCTACATTGTCGATGTGGTATTTGATGATGCTCCTGCTGAGGTTACAAAACCGGAGTGTGCTAAGTGCCTAATCTCGAACAAAGTCGCTTCGGCCACCTTCGAGGCGAACAACGCTGGTCAGTATTATGCCAGAGATGTAGCGGAAATCATTCGCCAGTATGGGTACTCGATTGGTATTCGGACAAAGAGGACGATTTCAAACAAGCAAACCCGAATTGAATTTGCGTCCGACAATATCAAGAAGAATTTTTACTTCAAACACCCTTCCACTTACAAGCGGGGTAGTCAGTATTGGAATTTCATGAAAGAGCTGACCACTTACACCAGAAGCGGTAAAGTTCCTCATGATGACGCACCGGACTCTCTTGCCCTTCTGGAAAATGAAATTCGTATGTTGACCGGGAGCAAAATCGAGGTATTCAAGCGGCCCTGCTAAAAGAAATTTTTGACTTTTAGGCTCTCCAATGGTATTCTAAAAGATTAGGCATTGACAAGCATTGGAGTATTCGGTATAATGAATAGTGATGAAGTAGGTAGAGGGGAGGTGTCTTTGCAGAATGAAGCCTCTGTGCGGTCGTAGAGTGATTTATACCGATGTGGAGGAAATCACGGATGGAAATGTTGTGAGTGTTCTGCAAAAGGCACTTGCCATTCATCTTCAAAACCGGGCCGAGATTGATTATCTCTATCGGTACTATAAGGGAGATCAGCCTATTCTGTACCGAAGGAAAGAGGTTCGGCCTGAGATCAACAACACTGTGGTTGAGAACCGGGCCAATGAGATTGTTTCTTTCAAGGTTGGCTATCTGATGGGGGAGCCGGTTCAGTATGTCGCTCGTGGTGATGATAAAGCAGTCACCGACAGCGTGACAAGGCTGAATGATTATATGCTCTCCGAGGACAAAGCTGCCAAGGACAAAGAGTTGGCTGATTGGTCGCATATTGCCGGTACTTCATACCGCATGGTTCTTCCTGATAGTGAGGCCAATGTGGAAGAGGACGAGTGTCCCGCTGAGATTTTCACTCTTGACCCTCGGTATTCCTTTGTGGTGTATAGCACTTCCCTTGGGACACCGGCCAAGATGGGCGTGAAGTATGTCCTGTTGGAAGACGGTACTCTTCTGTTCAGCTGCTACACGCATAATCACTTCTTCGAGATCACCAATACTTGGAATATTCAGCGAAGTGAAGAACAGATTTTGGGTATTCCCATTATCGAATATCCGGCGAATAATGCTCGTCTGGGTGCCTTTGAGATTGTCCTTCCCCTATTGGACGCTATCAATACCGTAGAGTCTAACCGGCTGGATGGCGTGGAGCAGTTCATTCAGGCCCTCATGCTCTTCCACAATGTGGACATTACCTCTGAGGATTATAAAGAGCTGCGGGAAGAAGGAGCAATCAAATTCAAGGATATTGACCCTTCCCTAAAGGCGGAAATTCAGTATTTGACCGCTGAGTTAAATCAAAGCCAGACTCAAACACTGGTGGACGATATGTATGATACCGTCCTTACGATCTGCGGAATGCCGAACCGTAATGGTGGTTCTTCCACCAGTGATACCGGTTCCGCAGTCATCATGCGGGATGGTTGGTCGGCGGCAGAAGCCAGAGCCAAGGACAGTGAACTGATGTTCAAGAAGTCCGAGAAGGATTTCTTAAAGCTCCTGCTTCGGATTTGTAGTGATCTTGGGGACTTGGAGTTGAAGTTGTCGGCGGTGGAAATTCGGTTTACCCGCCGCAATTATGAGAATATCACCGAAAAGGCAAATGTCCTGATCGCTATGTTGAATAACTCCAAGATTGCTCCGCAACTGGCTTTTACTCATTGTGGTATGTTCACTGACCCGCAGATTGCTTACAACATGAGCATGGAGTACGCAAAGGAGCAGGAAAAGAAAGCCTTAGAGCTTGCTTCTAAACAGAACCTGGATGGAGGGAACGGAGGAAATGAACCCGGAGGTCAAAAGTCCGGTTCTGGTGACACCGGAAGCGGTTCGGACGATGAATGAAATCCTTTCCCGTGGCAAGGGTGTTGAACTTGCTGTGAGAAATGGGAGGCTGGTTCTTTGGGAAACAGCCAGTAAAAAGAAATATGAGGCCGTTATAGCGAGATAACGGTAACAGCCATTACGGGCTATTGGTGAGAGTGGAAACGCTCTTGCCGATAGCCCGTTTTGTTTTTGATTTTAATGCCGCAAGGCTTGAAATGGTCAGTGAAGACCTTAAAACGCAAAAGGGAGAAAACCCTACCAAAAACGGAAAATAGTGCTGAGGGAACAGCCTTGTTAAACGCAGGAGGTATTTGTTATGGCAAAGATTGACACCAGTTTGATTGAAGGTTATGCGGACATGACCCCGGAACAGAAGCTCGCCGCTTTGGAGGCTTTTGAGTACGAGGATAATGCCGCAGAGCTGGAAAAACAGAAGAACGCTCTTTCCAAGGCCAATTCCGAGGCCGCTGAGTGGAAGCGTAAGCACAATGCTCTTTTGTCCGAAGAGGAAAAGAAGAAGCAGGAGGACGCTGACAAGCTGGCTCAGATGGAACAGGAGCTTGCCGATCTCCGTAAGGGTAAGACCATTTCGGAGTATAAGGCCAAGTTCGTTGCTCAGGGTTACGATGAAGCTCTGGCTGAGGAAACCGCTCAGGCTCTTGCCGATGGTGACAGTGCCAAGGTCTTTGCCAATCAGAGCAAGTTCCTCGAAGAGTATGCGAAGAAGGTCAAAGCTGACGCTTTGAAAAAGACCCCTAAGCCTACTCCCGGCGCTGGTTCTGGTGGCGGTGCGATTGACTACGACAAGAAGATTGAAGAGGCGCAGAAGAACGGTGATCTGGCCGCTGTTGCCTATTACAACCGCCTGAAAGCGCAGGAAGAGGCTGAACAGAACAAATCGTGAGAGTAAAGGAGAATGACTTATGGCAGATGTTCTTGCTACCAGTTTTGGAGTATTGAACTACTCCGGTATGCTCTTCAATAAGGGCAATACCCGTTGTCCCCTGTCTTCCATCATTGGCGGCAGGGCGAAGACCACCAATCATGTTGAGTTCGTGACCGGTCAGGAGTACACCACCGGCGGAGGCACACAGCCTGCTATCAGCGAAACCGCCTCCCTGACTGCCCCTGACGCTACCGTTGTCACTCGGACTCAGAAGACCAATGTGACTCAGATTTTTCAGGAGTCCGTAGGCATTTCCTATGCCAAGCAGTCCAATATGGGTACTCTGAGCGGCCTGAATGTGGCAGGTCAGCAGGCTAACCCGATCAATGAGTTGGACTTTCAGGTTGCAGCTAAAATGCAGAAGGTTAACCGGGACATTGAGTTCACCTTCATTCAGGGAACTTACAATAAGGCCACCTCTGACGCTACCGTGAACAAGACCCGTGGACTGGTGGAGGCTATTACCACCAATGTCACCGCTATGGCAAGCAAGCCCCTTGGTCTGTGGGATATTGCCGACATGGTGAAGAAGGTTTATGGGGCCAATGCTCCCACCGATGGCCTGTGCCTGTGGTGTGACGCTGTGACTCTGTTTCAGGTCAACGCTGACGCTGTGCAGAACGGTCTTACTGTGGTTCCCGCCGCTCGGGAGATCAATGGTATCGCTCTGTCCAGTGTGGTTACTCCCATCGGTGTTGTCTACCTGTATCTTGGCGAGTGTCTTCCTGCTGGTACGGCCCTGCTTCTGAACCTGAATGTGATCGCTCCCGTTTATCAGCCTGTTCCCGGTAAGGGTAACTTCTTCTTGGAGCCTCTTGCCAAGGTTGGTGCCGGTGAGAAGTATCAGCTCTTCGGTCAGATCGGCCTTGACCACGGCCCCGAGTGGTATCACGGCAAGTTTACCGGTATCTCTACCGAGTTCACCGCTCCCACTTACAGCCGTAGCGTGTATGTGGCGAATGCGGCCGACTTCCCCGGTGGTTCTGCGGGTTAAAGAGAAATTCTGATGGAAAGGAGTGACAGAAATCATGACTGACGCTGAAAAACTGTCCATGTTGAAGACCATGACCGGCGAAACAGATGAAGCCATGCTTTCTGTCTACCTTTCTATCGCCGCAAATAAGGTTTGCCGGAGGGCTTATCCCTTTGACGAAACCGTTACCACCGTTCCGCCCCGGTATGACTTCAATCAGGTAGAGATCGCAGCTTACCTTGTGAATAAGCGTGGTGCGGAGGGAGAAACGGCGCACAGTGAGAACGGCATTTCCCGTTCCTATGAGGACGGAGATGTACCGCCTACCCTGTTGCGTGAAATTGTCCCCTTTGCCAGCGTCATCAAGGGGGACTCGACCTCATGAAGATCATGGAGCGTAATAAATCGTCCTATTGGTACTTGCTTTATGACAAGAAAGAACCGGTTCGGGACGAGGACGGAAATGAAACAGGAGATAGCCGTGTAGTCTACAAGGCCGCTGTTCAGCGGCGGGATAATGTGTCGGCGGCTACCGGTTCGGCTCAGGTGGAGCAGTTTGGCAATTTCATCTCCTATGACAAGGTGATTGTCACTGATGATCTCTCTTGCCCCATTGATGAAAATACCGTGCTGTTTGTTGATAAAGAGCCGGAATATGACGCTGACGATAATCCCCTCTATGACTACATCGTGCGGCGTGTGGCTAAGAGTCTAAATTCCATCTCCTACGCTATAAGCAAGGTGACGGTATCGTGAAGACGATTAAAGTACCTCTGTCTGTGGCCGGGATTGATAATGCCATTCGGGAACTTGAACGCTACCAGAATTGGTTGAAAACCCGTGCAAATATCCTGCTTGACCGACTGGCCCAAGAGGGATTGTCTGTCGCTTCGGCTAATTTTGCGAAAGCGGAATATGACGGAACGAATGATGTTTCTGTGTCCGTTGAACAGAGAGCAACCGGAGCCAGAGCGATTGTTGCCGTTGGTGCTTCTGTCCTCTTCATTGAGTTCGGCACCGGTGTTGTCTACCCGGACAATCACCCGGAAGCTGCGGAACACGGTATGCGCCGTGGAGAGTATGGAGCTGGTCATGGTAAACAACAGACATGGGGTTACTACGGTGAAGCCGGTACGAATGGCGTTGAGTTCACCAAGCCGAACGGGAATACCGTAGTCCTCACGCATGGCAACCCGGCCAATATGTCCATGTATGAAACCGTAAAGCATTTAGAAGGGATTTTACCCCGCTTGGCTCAGGAGGTGTTTCGATGATTGATGTAGAAAATCAGATTTATACACCGATTGCCGAAGCTCTTCGAGAAGCCTTTCCGGGTATTGACACAAGCGGTGAATATGTCAAAGCCCCTTCCGCCTTTCCCCATGTAAGCATTGTGGAGCAGGACAATTACCCCACACTGACTCACCTGAGTACCAGTGACAGCGAAGAGTATGCCACGATCATGTATGAGGTGAATGTCTACTCCAATAAGTCTTCCGGGAAAAAGGCACAGTGCCGGAGCATTATGAAGGTCATTGATGATCTGATGTACCGGCGCAACTTCACTCGCATTTCCCTTTCCCCGGTTCCCAATTTGGAGAATGCAACAATTTACCGTCTGGTGGCCCGGTATCGGGCTGAAACGGATGGTGTAAATCTTTACAGGAGGTAACAGAAATGGCAATTAGCACTTACAAGGTCTTTCTGATGAAAAAGGCTTCTGCTGGCGAAACCTACGAGAAGCTGGTTGACATTAAGGAGTTTCCCGATCTGGGTGGTGAGCCTGAAATGCTGGAAACTACCACGCTGTCTGACAATATGCAGACCTATATCGCCGGTATTCAGTCCCTCGATGGTCTGTCCTTCACCGCTAACTATGATATGACCGATTTCCAGACGCTCAAGGCTCTGGAAGGTAAGACGGAGAGTTATGCTGTCTGGTTTGGTGGTCAGGAGAGTGGCGGTGTCGTGACTCCTGACGGCTCTAACGGCAAGTTCGAGTTTGACGGCCAGTTGTCCGTCTATCCCGTGGGCGGCGGCGTGAACGAGGTTGTGGACATGAACATCTCTATCGCCCCTTCCACCCCGATCACTTTTGTAGCTGAGTAATCACAATCGGCCTGAATGATAAGGAGGATTTATCATGGCTAAGACACTGACAATTAAAGACCCCGTTTCCGGCGAGAATTATACGCTGGAATACACCCGCAAGAGTGTTGAGATCATGGAGAAACAGGGCTTTATCGCAGACGATGTTGACCGCAAGCCCATGACCATGCTCCCGGCTCTGTTCGCCGGTGCATTCCTGGCACACCACCGCTGGGTCAAGAAAGATGTGATTGACCGGATTTATGCCCGTCTGCCCCGTAAGGACGAGCTTCTTCCTAAACTGGTGGAGATGTATAACGAACCCATTCTGTCGCTCATGGACGAGCCTGAGCAGAATGGTGATGACGAGGGAAACATGGACTGGACGGCGAACTGGTAAGCGAGTCGCTGTCCAGCAAACCGGGGGGCGGTGGCGGCAATCGCCCCGCTCCCCGTTTCGCTTACACGGAAAAGTTCTATCAGGTCTTCCCCTACTATCTTGCTATCGGAATGACCTACGAGCAGTTCTGGGAGATGGACTGTGATCTGGTGAAATATTACCGGAAAGCGGCTCGTATTCGTCAGGATTTGAAAAATCAAGACGCATGGTTGCAAGGAATGTATGTCTATCAGGCAGTAGGCAATTTGGCCCCCATCCTTCGTGCCTTTGCGAAGAAGGGTGCAAAGCCTCAACCCTATCCTGAGCAACCCTTTGAATTGAATGTGAGGCAGGACAAGAAGGTAGAGAAGACCAAGGAAAAGAAACAGGACGATAAGGCAAAAGCCTATATGCAGATGTTCGCAATGTCGTTCAACAAGAAATTTCAGGGGAAAGGTGGTGGAGTAAATGGCCGATAATGTTGAAATTCAGGGCTTAGAGTTTCAAATTCAGGAGAACAGTGAAGGTGCTGTTTCCGGGATTAACAATCTCAAAAAGGCTCTGAGCGGTTTGAAGGGTGCTACTGGTGCCAGTGTTACCGGCCTGAATGCTACCAGTAAGAGTATTCGGGAATTGAAGAATGCCCTTTCCGGTCTGAATAGCGGAGATGTGTCTAAGAAGTTGACTCAGATCGCTACGGGTCTGAAAGCCTTGGAGTCGGCCAAGAACATTAAGATTTCCAGTTCCATTGCCAATCAGTTAAACGCCCTGAATGCGGCTCTGGCAAATGTCCGGTGGACGGACGGCGATAAACTCAGAACCCTTGCTGATGGCCTGCGTCCCCTGTCTGAGTTGGGTAAGGCCAATATGACCACCTTTATCAATCAGCTCAAAAAGCTCCCTACCGTGATTGAGGAACTGGAAAAGGCTGATATTGATAAGTTTACCCAGCAGATGAAAGAATTGGCCGCAGCTATGAAGCCCTTTGCGGATGAAATGCAGAAAGTGTTCAATGGCTTCTCTGCGTTCCCTTCGAGAATTCAAAGGCTGATTAGAAGCACGGAGCAGTATAACGGAACAGTCAGACGGGCTACCAATAGTACCAGCGCATGGAACAAAGTAGCAAACGGCCTGAAATTCGGCACGATGATTTATGGCCTGAGCCGGTTGGCTTCTATGATTGGTACGGCTATCACCAAGTCCAATGAGTATCAGGAGAACTTAAACCTGTTCACCGTTGCTATGGGTGAATATGCAGAGGAAGCCTTTAATTACGGGAAGACCGTAAGTGAAATTCTGGGTATTGACTTGTCTGACTGGATTAGAAATCAGGGTGTGTTCAATACCCTTCTGACCGGTTTTGGTGACACGGCTGAGAGAGCGTCCCTTATGAGTAAGAACCTGACTCAGCTGGGCTATGACCTGTCTTCTTTCTTCAACATTTCCGTTGAAGACGCTATGCAGAAGTTACAGTCCGGTATCTCCGGTGAGTTGGAGCCGTTACGCCGGTTGGGTTACGATCTCTCTCAGGCTCGCTTGGAAGCCGTTGCCCTGTCCCTGGGAATTGACAAGAGTGTTATGTCCATGACTCAGGCTGAAAAGGCCGAGTTACGGTACTACGCTATCATGACTCAGGTGACTACCGCTCAGGGGGATTTGGCAAGAACCTTAGAGGCCCCGGCCAATCAACTCCGTGTTTTGTCGGCTCAGTTTAACATGGCGGCTCGGGCTATCGGTAATATCTTCATTCCGGCCCTGAACGCTATCCTTCCCTACGCTATTGCCGTGGTTCAGGTTATCCGGGAGATTGCCAATGCCATTGCTTCTCTGTTTGGCTTTGAGATGACTGAGGTTGACTATTCCGGTATTACGGCGGGAGCCAGCGGAGCCGGTGACATGGCTGACAGCCTCGATGAAGCTGCGGGAGCGGCCAAGAAGTTAAAGCAGTACACCGCTGGATTTGATGAACTGAATGTGTTCTCTCCCGATAGTGGGAGTGCCGGTTCCGGTATTGGAGCCGGGGGAGGCGGCGGATTTGATTTCGAGCTTCCTGAGTATGACTTCCTGGGTGACGCTGTTTCCACTCGAATTGACGAGATCAGGGCCAAGATGGAGCCTTTTGTCACTTGGGTCAAGGACAATATGAATGAAATCTTGGAAACTGCGGCGGCTATCGGTACGGCTATGTTGCAATGGAAGGTTGCAAACGGCATTCTCAGCCTCTTTAACACCGTAAAAGGCTTGTCCGGCAAGAACCTTCTCTACAATATTACCTTCGCTGTTACCGGCCTCGGCCTGTTCTTGGACGGCTGGGACAAGATCAAGGAAGCCATTGAAGACATTCTGGACAACGGCCCCAATCTCACAAATGTCACGCAGTTAATCAGCGGTTTCGCTGAGGGGCTTGGAGTGGCATTCCTGGCACTCGGGAATGTAAAACTGGCCGGTGCCTCTTTGGTCATTTCTGGTCTGAGCGGTATTGTGTCGAGCATTTCTGATATGGTCAACAGCGGGGTCAATTTTGACAATGCTACCAATCTTGTCAGGAATATCGGTATCTTCCTGAGTGGAATTGGTCTTCTGACCAATAACCCGGTCTTGACCGGTGGCGGTTTAATCCTTACCGGTATCACTCTCATTGTGCGGAACTTCTCTGATGTTGTAGAGGCTTTCCGTACCGGAGATTGGAGCGGAGTTGATAAGGTGGAATTGGCCGCTGGACTTCTTCTGACGGTCGGTGGGTTCCTGTCCGCCCTCGGCACACTTAATCAGATCGCTTCCAAAATTGGAGCGGGTAAGGCGGTAACAAGTGCCTCTACCACTTTGCAGGAAGTGGCAACCGCTATGGGTAATAGCGGCGGAGGGGGACTTAACGGTACTCTGAAAACCCTTGCTCAAAACCTCGCTTGGGGGCTTGTCGTGATCGCTGAGGTATCTACGGCGGCAATCCTTATCGTGGGAGCAATCGCTATCCTTGGCGCAGAGTTAGATCAGGTGGGAAAGGCTTGGGAGCCTGTCATTGAAAACGGAGGCACGGTGGCAACCGCAATCATTACGGGAACCGCTCTGCTTACCGCTATTGGACTTGCCGCCTATGCCCTCGGCACCGGTGGCGTAGCCATTGCTACCAATGTCGGACTCGGCACGGCTATCTTGTTGGAGTTAGGTGTCGCAACCGGCCTGTTTATCGTTGAGGTCTGGGCCATTGGAAAGGGTCTTGACGAGATCGGTCAGGCATGGCAACCCGTCATCGACAACGGAGAAACGATTGCTACCGGCATTGGAGTTGGAACCGGCCTTCTGATCGGAATTGGTGTGGTTACTGCGGCTCTTGGCGCAGCTACGGTTGCCAGCGTGGGTCTTCTCCCGGTAGCCGTTGGCCTCGGTACTGCCATTCTGGTTGAATTGGCGGTAGCGTTTGTGGCCTTTACCGAGAGCCTTGTGAGTGTGGCGGACGAATTGACCTTCAATCTCTCTCCGGCATTGACCCGAGTGAACGGGGTTCTTCCGGCTCTCACGGTGAATATGTCTAACTTCGTGGATTTCATGTCTACCTTTGCCGGGGAAATTGGTTCCTACACCGAGTCCATGGGCGGTATCACCTGGGATAGTATTGTGAGTGGGTTCCAGCAGTTGTTCGCCGGAAACCCCATCGGTGACTTCGCAGACGATGTGGCTGATATTGCCGTAGATACCGCAAACCTGAATGAACAACTGGTGATCGCTGTGCCGGAAGTTCGTCAGGCGGTAACTTTGGTGACTCAGTATTCCGCTCTCATTGACCAGTTGGAAAGCCTGTTGAATGACAGAGAGGCCGTGGTTCTGTCCGGGGCTATGTTTGTCAATATGCAAGAGGTAGGCGTAAATCTGGTGACGGGTTTTGCGTCCGGCATGAATAGTCAGGCCGCTTTGCTGAACGAAAGTTTTTCCACGATCGCAAACGGCATTCAGTTGACTTACACTACCATGCTGACCACCATTCAGACCCAGACTACTACGACATGGCTGAATATCTACACTGTGAGCGTTACTCAGTGGACGATGATTAGCACCTACCTTACCACCACTTGGACTACGCTGACCACCACTTGGACTACCACGATGACCACCCTCAACACCGGTTGGTCTACCGGGTGGACGCAGATGACTACCGGGTGGAACACATTCCGTACCACCTTCCAAGCCACGCTGACTACCTTCTCCACGCAGACTACTACTAAGTGGTCTACGATGTGGACGCAGATGACTACCACCTGGACTACTTGGCAGACCGAGTTCAACACCAGTTACACCACTTGGAGTACGGAGTTGTCTTCTCAGTGGGGAAGCCTGTGGAGAGGGCTTGGAAATGTCGTGACCATCGAGTGGAACGGCATTCTGATGACCATTGAAACCGGCATGAACAATGCCATTGCCGCAGTCAACAGCGTTATCCGAGAGATCAATAAGTTGTCGGCATTCACGGGCATTAGCCTGAGTTACCTTTCTCAAATTCAGATTGACCCCATCCCCTATTATGCTCAGGGAGGGTTTGTTGATGAAGGTCAACTCTTTATCGCTCGGGAGGCCGGTGCTGAGATGGTCGGAGCCATCGGCAACAGGACAGCGGTAGTCAATAACGACCAGATTGTGGAAGGTATCTCCGCTGGTGTGGCAAATGCCAATGACGGTGTGATCGCCGCAATCTATGCACTCATGAACCTCATTGATGACAAGGATTTGTCCGTGTCCATCGGTGATGATGTGATTGGTCGGTCTTATGACCGGTATAGCAGAAACAGAGGTGTCCGTGTGAACAGCGGAGCATTCTCGAACGCTTACTAAGGGGGTAGGGATATATGGCTTCTTTCATCAAGATCAACGGTCGTGATTATCCCTGCCCCCGAAGGGGCTTAGAAATGATGGTCGCTACCATAGTGGACTCTGCCCGGAATGCAAATGCCGTGGTAGTAGGACAAGTAGTAGGCCGGGAACAGCAGAAGTTAAACAATTTGGAATGGGCTTACTTGACAGCGGAACAGTGGTCGGCCATCTTGAAGGAGTTCTCCAATTTCTATGTAACAGTCAGTTACCCGGACATGGTGAACAACACATGGACTACCCGGAAGATGTACCCCGGAGATCGTACCGCAGAGCCATTCCACCTTGACCCTGTGACGCAATTACCCATTGACTACATTAACTGTAAAGTCAATCTCATTGACTGTGGCGAACCGCTTTAAGGAGGGATGGGAGCATGAAGTCAGTCAGCAACGCTTATAAGGCCAGCATGAAAGCCATGCTCCGAAACCGTTCCTATGTCCGTATCACCTTCGGCAATGTGGACACCACCGCAGCTACGGACGGTGAGTGGGAGAGTAATGGTGCGGCAAGTATCTCTGAATTTGAAACGGTAGATTATGCCTACCAATACGGAGATACCTATGTGTCTTTGGAGTTGAACCGCTGGGCTTTGGACGGAAAGAGTCTGCTTGTCCCTACCGGAGAAGATGTGCAGGACGGCTTTATTTCGAGCCTTATGAGTGACGCAGAGGGGAATTTCACTACCCCTCCGGTCATTACACGGGAGTTTTCCTTGAAGCATATCTTCCCCGGTTTAACCCTGACCTTCGACACCAGACAGCAGGAATGGCCGCTTGAAGTAACCGCAGATTTCTACCTGAATGGAGAAGTGGTAGACACCCAGACGGTTTCCATTACCAGTGTTCAGACCACGATTACCACCACGGCTACGGAAGTGGATAAGGTAACAATCACCTTTGACCGGTGCTTGCCCTACCGCAGACCCCGTTTGGAGAATGTGCTTTACGGCCTGAATGTCCAATTCGTGAACAAGGATATTGTTTCCACTCAGCAGAAGCATGATGTTGACCCCCTGAGTCGGAGATTGCCGACAGAAACAATGCAGTTCACGATCTTAGATTATGAACACAAATATGACCCGGACAACCCGGCTGGTATCTACGCCTATGTGGATAAGAATTCTCCCATTGAAATCCAATTTGGCTATGAGTTACCGGACGGCTCTGTGGAGTGGTTGAAGCCGGACAATTATGTTTTGAATGCCAAGCCAAGCGCACAGAACAATCAAGCAACCTTCAACGGTACTGGCCTGATCGGGAGTCTGACCGGAACTTTCTACAAGAGTAAGCTGGGTTCCAAGAGCCTTTACAACATGGCCGAAGAGGTTCTTTTAGACGCAGGGTTGACCCTGACGGAGCAGGGGACAAATCCTTGGGAGATTGATGAAGCCTTAAAGGATATGTTCACTACGGCGGCTCTCCCCATTGACACTCACATGAACTGCTTGCAGCTGATCTCTCATGCGGCCTGTTGCCGCCTCTATACGGACGATGACAATATCATCCATATCAGACCCTTCGGTGTTACCGTCATCGGCATATACAACGGCGTATGGGCTGATAACGGCCATGTTTGGTTCAGTGAGTGGGACACGATTGATAAGGGCAATACTGCTGAAAATACCTATGTCACTTTCGAGTTGAACCGGTGGACGCTGGGCGGTGACAGTCAGATCATTCTTCCCGACAGCAATGCCGGTCAGAGAGGTTATATCAGTGAGGCCATGACCGGAGCGGACGGGTCTTTCACAAATCCCCCGGTCTTTACAAAGACCTTCGATGTGCCTCACGATCTCCCGGTCTTGGCAATTCGCTTTGATACGGTACTCAATGAATTTCCCGGTGCGGTTCAGGTGAAATATTACCACGATGATACTCTGCTTGATACCCAGACCGCAGCTATTGACTCCGTGGAAGTGTATGTGTCCTCCAATCTGGCAATCGAGTGTACCAAAATTGAAGTGACCATGATCGGGAACCTCCCCTACCGGAGAGGCCGAGTCACAAAGGTCTATTACCGGGAAACTGATTTCACTCTGGACTTTACCTCCATTGGAGAGAACAGCCAGAAGATTTCCAAGATTGACGAGTTGAAATCTGTTTCTGTTGCTCGGTATTCCTACACGGCCTCCAATGACACTTCCACACTTTATGAGGGAACGACCACCGAAACTGAGCTTCATGTTGAGTTCTCTGGTCTTGCACAAGATGTTCAAATCTCTGTATCTGGTGGGACACTGGTATCTTCCAATATCTACGCCAGAGCTGCGGACTTAGTGTTATCCTCCGGCACTAAGACCGTAACGATCACAGGCAAAACACTGACTGAGAATTCGGTGGTCGTTTCCTACCCCGTTGCTCAGTCCGGCGAGATTGACAAGGAGGAAAACCCCCTTATCACCAATGATACGATGTGTCAGGCTCTTGCCAATCATGTAAAGAGTTATCTGCAAATGCGGAACACCTATGAGGCCAATTACCGGGGCAACCCGGAAATGGAAGTGGGTGACATTATCGGTTTGCAGACCCTTTACACTGACGAGATGGACGCTCTGATCTTGGTGGACGAAATCACTTTTGACGGCTCTCTGAGCGGAAAGATGACGGTGAAAGGCTTGATATGAGTGTAATTGATAATCTGATTTTCGACAGAACCCAAGCCGATGTTGACCGTGTATTTGAACTGAAAAACAAAATCCTGACCGGGGGAGGGCTTTCCGCCCTCACCTCGGAGGAACAGACAGAATACATGGCCGGAATGAAAGGGGCTTACAACTACACCGATTTCAACCGGATTGGGGAGGCAATCTCCTATCTGGTAGAACGCATGAAAGCCCTGGCTATCTACGATGACAGCATTATCCCGAAGGTGGATTGGGCGGTGGGAGATTGGCCCACGCAGAGTCAGATTTCCAATCTTCTGACCTGTCTGACCAAACTGAGAGCCAAACTCAATCTACCGGCAAATGCCCCTTCTGTCCCTGGGTCTATGGACTACATGACCTATCAACTGGCAAATGACATTGAGCAGTTGCTTTTCATGATCGACAGCAGAGTGACACAAACAACCGCTCCCTTCCCCTACACAGGGGTTCGGTACTGCGGACAATAAAAAGGAGGAACATGAAACGCTATGAAAGACACCACCATCAAGGGCAATGGAAAGTCCAGTATCATTCGGGCACCTTCCGATATGCCCGCTACCTTCGAGGAATGGCGGCAACAGCTTATCGCCGGAAACGGTTACTTAGATGTTGTTCTAAATACCGACACCACCGGAGCAAACGCCGGTTGTGATGTGGTGGGAACACCTCTGAGCAAAGCAAATCTGCTGGATGATACCACGAAAGCGGCACTGGAACTGGACGGGGCAGACCCTACGGTGAATGACGCTCTCTACGCCCTGAGCCAGAAGGGTTCTCCTGCTGAGTGCCATGTCTACGCCGATAACGGCACCACCGTTACCATGACTAAGGGTGACACCGTGCTTTCTGCTGTGGCTTCTGGTGGGGAAGCAGTTCTCTATCCCGCCGAGCTGGGCGATTGGTCTATTCAATACACCTACGGTGGCACTCAGAAGACAAAGACCTACACTCTGGAAGTTATTGGCATTGTGTATGTCTACCCCTTCAATATCACGGGCACCTTGGAGCAGACCGATTGGTCTGAAATCGCTCTGTGTTCTCAGTTCGGACAGGCCAAGAATTATTTCTCCGTGGGCGATCAGAAGACCGTCAGCATTAACGGTACGAACTACAAGGTTCAGATTATCGGCTTTGACCATGACCAGTTGACTTCGGGTGGTATGGCCGGTATCACATTCCAGCTGGTAGACTGCCTCAATCAGACTGCAAACATGAACAGTTCTAACACGAACGCCGGTGGCTGGAACAGTTCTGCCATGCGTAGCCGCATGAGTACCTATCTGGGTCAACTCCCTGCGGCTCTGCGAAATGTTATTAAGACGGTCAACAAGCGGACTTCCGCTGGCAATCAGTCCTCTTCTATCCAGACTACTCAGGACAAGTTGTTCCTGCTGTCTGAGATTGAGATTTTTGGTGCTACCACCTACTCTTTTGCTGGTGAAGGTACTCAGTATGAGTATTATGCCGCTGGAAACACCACGATCAAAAAGGTCAATGGTTCTGCGAACTACTGGTGGGAGCGTTCGCCTTATAGCGACAGCACCATCTCTTTCTGCGCTGTGTACACCTCGGGTAACGCCGACTATTACGGCGCCAGCAACTCGATTGGCGTGTCCTTCGGCTTCTGCGTTTAATCTGTCATCCACAAAAATCCCGCCCCGGAAGGGGCGGTGTAGGAGGGTAAAATGTCAGTCCCCAAATTTATGCGGGGAGAAAGCAATGTGCAGTTCATTGAAACCGCAAGACGCTTAGAGCTTCACGCTTTCTCCGTAGTCACGAAAGCACCGAAACGGTACGGCCCATACCTTCTCTATCCGATCATGCACCTGTGTTCTACGGTTCATGACGAGGTGAGAGCGGCCAACAACATCTACCCCACAAACAAGCATGAAGCACAAATGCGCCGGGACTGTCTTACCAGAGCCAATATTGCCCTGCAAAACCTCAGTCCGAAGTTAGCCCTTCTCTATGACGCTATTCTTCAAAACCCGGAAAAGTACCCGTGGATTGACCACGCTATTCAGGAGTTCGGAGAGTATATCGTAGATGAAGCCAAGCTGATTTCCAGTGTGAAGAAATCTGATCGGAAAAGGTATAAAGACCTTCCTGATTAGTTTTCTCTAATATGGGTCAAGTCCTGTTAAACCTTGCCTGTTCTGCGAACAACTGGTGGGAGCGTTCGCCTAATAGCGACAACACCAACAATTTCTGCAATGTGAACAACTCGGGTAACGCCAACAATAACAACGCCAGCAACTCGAATGGCGTGTCCTTCGGACTCTGCA